CACCCGGGTATGGCTGCCAGGCCGTTCTTGCGGCCAGCGATTACCGATAAGGCGGACGAGGCCAGCGCAGAGGTGGGTGTGGTGTTCAAGGCGGCACTTGAGAAGGGCGGTGGATGATGGAACCTGAAGACGCGCTGGTTGGGTATCTGATGACACAGGCAGCATTGACTGAATTGATCGGACAGCGGTGGTATCCGCTGATCATCCCGGTCAATGCCGAGCGCCCAGCGGTTGCATATCAGCGATTACCGAGCACCCAGCGGACCCTTGCGCATGATGGGCCGACCGGATTTGCAAGTTGCACGATCCAGCTCACGGTCCAAGCGAGGTCCTACGGCCAGGCGAAGGATGTCCTACGGATCATCCGTCAGCAGGTGGATGGTTTCCGGGGCGAGATGAGCGGGTTGACCGTACACCGAATCGCGGTCCATGGGGACGGCGATAGCTGGGCTGAGCAGCACAGCATGCCTACGCTGCGGGCGGATATCGACGTCAATTATCAAGAGCAATAAGGTGAAACTATGGCGAGAACAACATTGACTAAGAAAACCTCACCTGGGTTCTGGAGCCTGGTGGGCGTGGTGGTGACGATGACCGCGGCGGACGTGGCCAATAAGAACCAGTTCGTGGCCGGTGGGGATGACCTGCTGATCGTCCAAAATACTGGCGCGGCGCCGAATACGGTGACAATCACCAGCGTCGCGGACCCTAAAACAGGGCGCACCGGGGACGTGACCGCGCTGAGCCTGGCCGCGGATGAGGTACGGGTTTTCCGGCTTTCTGCCCTGGGGTGGAAGCAGGCGGATGGGTATGTATACCTGGAGGCCTCGAGCGCTGAGGTCAAGTTTGGCATCCTGTCCATGAACGGGTAAGCCCGTCCAGGGTGGGATCGATTGTTTTTGAGAGAGGAGTAGAGATTATGGCAGTAGAAGGCGGATTCGGGTATACGGTGAAAATCACTGTTGACTCGGTTTTGACAGCGATCGCGCATATCACGGATGGGGATGTGCCCGAGCTCGAGAAGGTGCTGAAAGAAAGCACGGGGCACGATTCTTCCGGAGGATGGGCGGAATATACACCCTCTGGAAAGAAAAAGGCGGCCGCTTTCACGCTTACCCTGGGCTGGGATCCTGCATCGACCACACACGCGGCATTGCTGGCTGCGTTTGGATCGGACACCCCAGTGAACTTTGAGATCACGGATCCGCAGGGCGAAGAAAGCATCGCCTTTGCTGGACATGTGCAGAAAATGGGGCGGACGTATGACCAGGAAGGCATGCGGTCCTGCAAGGTAACGATTCAACCGACCGGGGCGATCACGGTGAGCTGATAGCGGTTGGCTGTTAGTGATTAGCTGTTGGCGATTAGCTTCTAGCCTTCCTGAGAAGGGGGGCTAGAAGAGAAGGGTGTTCCATGGGATTTTTGACGAAAGATGAAATTTTGAGCGCCAACGACCTTGAAACCGAGGCCGTGAGTGTTCCCGAGTGGGGCGGCGAGGTGAGAGTGCGGGCGATGACCGGATTGGAGCGGGATGGGTTGAGCCAGGCTCTACGTCAGCCAGATGGATCAATGGACCTGAAAGAGTTCCGGACGCGGGTGTGCGCGACGTCGATGGTGGATGAGCATGGCGAGCACCTTTTCATCGAAAAAGAAGTGAGGCAACTGGGCGCGAAGAGCACAACGGCGCTTGACCGTGTTTACCTGGTGGCCAGTCGATTGAGCGGGCTGGGGAAAGACCAGGATGAAGCCCTCGAAAAAAACTCAGGGAAGACCCAGAGCGATTCTTCTGGTTCCAATTGACCCTGGCTCTGGGTCACCCTTCGGTGCGGGCCTGCCAGATGGCCATCAACAGCCGCGAGTTCAGCGAATGGCAGGCCTACAGCCGGATTGAACCGTTCGGGTTCGTGCGGGATAACCTGATGGCCGGGTTGACCACCGCGGCGGTCTATAACGTCCACCGGGATCCGCGCAAACGATCGGCACCTTTCCAACCAGGTGACTTCCGACTGCAGTTTACACAACGAGCAACGAATGCCGGCGCCGGCGAACGTGTGAGGATGATTTTTGAGCGCCTGCGTGGGATGTTTGGGAGTACAAAACATGGGTAAAACGGTCCTATCTACGCTGATCGTCAAACTGATCGGAGATATCAAGGGCTTCGAGGACACAAACGAGAAGGCGCGAAAATCCGCTCAAAAAATGCAGTCGGATATCGCGGACGGCTTCCAGTCCCTGACCGGTATCAGCCTGTCCACGGCGGGGGGAATCGCGGCGGTGGGATCGGCGCTGAAATACTCCATTGATCAGGCCATGGAAGGCGAAAAAGTCATGGCGGCAACCGAGTCAGTGCTCACAGCAACGGGATACGCTGCTGGCATGACAGCGGAGGAGGTCGAAAAGCTGGCCGGTAAAGTGTCTCGTTTATCGGGCATCGATGACGAAACCGTTCAGACCGGCGAGAACATGCTGCTGACCTTCAAGAATATCGGCGAGCAAACATTCCCAAGGGCCACGGCTGCAATGGCTGATATGGCCGTGGCCATGGCCAAAGGGAACATTGAAAATATCGATTTGAATTCCACGGCTGTCCAACTGGGTAAAGCGCTCAATGATCCGCTGGTCGGGTTGACTGCATTATCGAGGGTTGGCGTGACGTTTACGGCCCAGCAAAAGGTCCAAATCCAGTCCATGTTAGATATGAACGACGTGGCAGGCGCTCAGGGAGTCATCCTCTCCGAGCTTGAGAGTGAGTTCGGCGGGATGGCCGAGGCGATGGGAGGTACAGATCTAGGAAAATTGCAGAAGGCAAAAAACTCAATTGATAATGCATCCCAAGCTATTGGGGAAGTTTTCCTGCCGATTATTGGTGAAGCGGCTGATGGAGTTACTGCGTTGCTTACGACCGCGCAGGATATCGATGATGTATTTGGCGAACATAATCAGACGATGCTTGAAACTGCCGAAAGCTATGAAGAGTATCGAACTGAGATGATTCGGGCAGCCGAAGCGGCCGGGTATACACACGGAAGAACGATCAAAAACGAGGAAGCCGCGGAGGCATTGGCAAACCGGGTTGGAATCCTGAGCCAAGCCGAATGGGAACAGGAGCGCGCAGCGAAGGCAGCCGAAGCAGCCACCGGGCCGCTGGGGGAAGCGATGCAGGTGGCGATTGCCCCAGCCGGTGAACTGGCCCTTAAGATTGGTGACCAGGAAACGGCATTGGGAATCGTGCTGGGATCCATGCAGGCAGTGACCAAGGAACTCCTTTTCCAGAAGGCAGCCCAGGGGTTAGATGCAGATGCAGCGCTGGAGCTGGGGCGCTCGATGGGGGTGATCGATGAAACATCCTATACCGTGCTGACTAACCTTGAGCTGGCACGGGAGCGGTACGATGAAAACGCGGATGGGTTGATCAGTGCGGACGAGGCAGCTCAGGGGTATATCTACAGGATTGAGAGCCTGGCCGAGTGGTTGGATAAGGTGAACGGGACTGTATCAACGGTTGAGCTGCAGTACAACGAGAGGGTATCCCTGGCGCAGAATAATCCCTATGTTGCCAACCAGGTCGGCGGCGGGCTGACCGCCATACCGCAGGCAGAGGGCGGTGATTGGATTGTTACCGAGCCGACTCTGTTCCTGGCAGGCGAGGCGGGGGTTGAGCGGGCTACTTTCCAGCCGGCGAACGGCGATGAGACTCGCAATCCTGACAACTATCAATTTAATTTCAATATCCAGTCTGGAGCCGATTTATCGGATGCGGTCGCAGAGGCTGAGGCGTTTAAGCGGAGGAATCGGTAATGGCAATGAGCCTTTTGGAAGTGAAATTGCTGGAGGTTGCGCAAAACGGCACAATGGACAATCCATATACCGAAGTGCCCCTCTACGTGGCCGAGGGTGGATATAGCCCTAAGCCCGGCGATGGCGTGACCGATGTTAGTGAAACGCTCACCGTGTACTTGCTTGGATCGGATGCGGCAGGTGTGCAGAGTTCGCTCGCGGCTGTCGGGCGATTGCTCACGCATGCGCGCGAACGCGCAAAAACAAAAGTAGGCAACCTTATCTACCTGGCCGTGCGTGTTTCCACGGAAACAGCCTGGTGGGGTAGTGAGGTGGTGGATGGGAAAATAACCTTATCCGAGCTTGGCGTTGAGGGGCCCTTGACGACCGGCCGGGCAGAAGCGCGGTTGACGCTTACACGCCAAGGCTTTTTTCAACGAGATACGCTGGCTTATCCTGTTTTACTCAACCCAAATACCGATGAGCAAACTTTGGGAGCTACCATCGTCGGCAACTGCATGGATGGTAGCGGAGAAACTCCGTTCATACTGGCCAACTATTTTCAGATCAAAGAGGAGGATATTCTAGGAGATTTGCCGGCGCCGATTTTTTTCAGGATCCAGAATCTCAGTAGCACTGCCTCGTTAAGTAAAGTGCATGTCGGGCGGATCTTACAAAAGGATAAATATGATTTTACCTTTTCAAATTTCTGTCAGGAGTCCTCTGGCTACACCGATACATCGTGCTCTGGTGACCAGTATGGCAGTGCTTCCCTATCCTCAAACGCTGAAACAACGCTATTTAGTTTTGAACTCCTTGCACCGTTTTATGACCTGGGCGGGGATCTCTTTCATGTCCTGGCGCGGTTTCGCTCCAATGGCTCCCTGGGCAATGTCAAATTTCGCCTGAAACTATTGAGTAATGGGGTGGAAGTTTGGAAGGGCCCTCAAAAACGTCTGGCAAATGTCGAATTGATTCAAGAGCTTGGGATAGCCTCCTTACCTCCGGGACCGTGGTGGCAGTGGAATAAATTTACATTAGTGGTCACCGGGCAGCGAACCACGGCGGTTACAGAAACAATTCAGCTTGATTTTTTGCAATTTTTTGGTCGGCAATATGCCAAATTGTGGGCGATGAATTCGCTCGGTCAATACGGCCAGATTTATTACGGCGGGCCGCTGTATGAGGCGGATAGTTATTGGGGGGTTGAACGTGGTGTGGATGTGATTGTCTATGGGGCAAGGAGCATGGTCTTGCTTCCAGGGACTGACAACGGATTTCTCTTCCTGGCCCAGTCTGATGTCGCAGCCTCTGCGCCAACCGATTGGTGCTTGTATGTCAATGGGGAATATTATCCGAGGCGGAGCACATTGTGAGTAATCTTATCCCGGTGTTTCAAAATCGAGATTTCACGCCTGAAATACTCCATGCTGATGTGGAATTTTCGGTCGATCGTTTGACACGTCATGCAATCGGTGGCCCCAGGCGAGCGGATATAACAGCTTCCGGAAATCCCGACCAGATCAGCAAATTTTTGAACAGCTTGCGCAAGCCAGTCGAAATCTACGATGATGACGGACGGCTCGCATGGTGGGGGCTGGTGTATGAAGTTAGTTTGAGCACTCGAGATGCATCCACGGCGAAGGTGTATTGCCGGGGGTGGTGGGAAACGCTGGGCTGGAGAACATACTTGAATTTATCCACTGGAAACGTCGAGACTACTGAGCAGATAAAGGCGATCGTATCTAATATGGGGCAGTTCATCGTTGGGGTGGATATCGAAACAGCCAGCGGGATTTATTCATCCCAGACACGAGACGGAGACCGCACAGGGGTTGAGGAAATCGAAGATTTGCTGGCATCTGGAACAACGAATAACCGGCGCCTCCTGGCCGAGGTTACCGAACTTCGAAGGCTGCGAGTCTTTGAGGAACCAGTGCCGGCAGATACTGATCCTGTTATGGCTGGCCATATGGTTGTTGGGGCTAGCCTGGAAACGATGATCAATAAGGCCTGGGGGATCTGGACCACACCAGGCGGAAGTGACCGCCATAACACCGCAACGGCCACAGATGCGGATTCTGCGGCTGAATATGGAGTTAAATCAACCGCGTTGACGTTGAGTGCTGCAAGCGAGGCGCAAGCAAATGCCTATCGGGATGCAGAGCTGGCGCGGCGTAAATATCCGATTCCATCGATTGACCAGGATGGATCTGAAACGGCGATATTAACCAGTCCTGGCAATGTCGAAATGCCAGGCTATCTGGTGCCGGCCGGCATCTGGCTGAAAACCCAAAATCTGACATTTGATTCAGCCAATATGAGTTGGCTTGCAGAT